GAATTGCGGTCGCACTCCCTGTTACAGGACAATCGACGGCCGTTTGGCAAGATTCCCAATTTTCAGCGGTATCAAGCTCTGGAGGACATTTACACGTAAGTCCGACCGCGGATACTCCGAATCTTCGTATCGATGATTCTTCCGGATCAATGGTACAAAATCTTAAAGACTTCTTCGGATCAAACGTTGTTGACCTTAACAATCTCTCAACATTCGATGTAGCCGATCTTCGCCTGGCATTCCAGATCCAAAAATGGATGGAGAGAAATGCACGGGCAGGCGTACGTTACACAGAAGCACTCAAGGCACACTTCGGAGTTTCCCCAAGGGATGATCGGCTCCAGAGAGCCGAGTACATTACAGGGACAAAACAACCCGTCATAATCTCTGAAGTACTTCAAACATCGGGAACGCCGAATGCAGATAATCCTGAGCCGTCGGCGACTTACACAAAAGAACCTCTTGGAACAATGGGAGGACACGGGATATCCGTAAACCGGCAACAGGCCGGAACTTACAATGTCCTCGAACATGGTCTCATCATGGGTCTCCTCTCAATCATGCCCGAGCCGACTTATCAGCAGGGAATCAATCGGCAATGGCTTCGGGAAACAAAATATGACTTCTTCTGGCCAGAATTCGTAAACCTTTCAGAACAGGCAATAGAACAGGTGGAGATATATGCAACAGGAACTGAATCCGAAAACAAAAAACTCTTCGGATATCAAGGCAGATATGACGAGCTTAGATATAAACCTTCCATGGTGGCCGCAGATTTCAGAGACGTTTTCAACTATTGGCATCTTGGTAGAATATTCGAATCAGCTCCTGCCCTCAACGAGGACTTTATCCAATGTTTACCGCAAAAACGGATATTCGCTGTACAAAGCGAACCCGGTTTCATGGTGCAAATCCGAAACATTATCAAGGCAATTAGGCCTCTCCCGGTAATCGCAGAACCTGGAATGATTGATCATTAAAATGGAGAAAAAAATGGTTAAACAGACAGTCTATTCAAGACTCAATCCACCTAGGAACTACAAAGAAAGGCCTGGGTCAAAAATCACTCTCACAGAAACGGCTGGATACATGCCCACAAAAGTCAGAATCGAAAATCTCATAAACGCCGGGGTCCGTCTGGACAATTACCGGCGGGAAGCGTATGACTTCGCTCCTGGTGAGGAAGCTACAGACTACTATGATCCAACAAGGCGGCAGGGCTTTGACCCGGCCGATGGATCGGAAATGGAGCGAAACATCAAAAAACGGCAAGAGGAACGCGCCGAAATATTAAAGGCCATCCGTGAGGAGGCCGCAAAAGAAAAGCCAGTGGCGGTAACGCCAGAAGCATCCAATGGGTGATATAGCTGGAGGCGTCTTATCCGGTGTTGCGGGTATAGGAAACATGCTCGGAAACCTCATTGGACGCAAAAAAAGGCAAAGGGCATTAAATGCCAGAGAAGACTCTTCTGTTCAAAGAAGAGCTGCGGACCTTGAAAAAGCCGGTCTTTCTCAAACACTGGCCGCTGGCGGCGGCGCCCAATCATCCGACGTTGCTATGCAAGATGCTGGAGGCGGCGACATAGTAGCCGATGCATTTTCAACAGCAGAGGCGGCGACCGCTATAAAAAAACAAAAAGCGGACATATCAAAAACAGCATCAGAAAAAAAACTCACCGATCTCCAAGCCGAAAGGCAAAAACTGGAGAACGAAAATTACGATGCTGATCGTTGGAATAAAATGTTCGACGAGGCAAACAGAACAGGGCCCCTGGATAAAAAAGAGGCCCGGGATAAAGCCATTTACGAATGGAACATGGAAAGGGCCAGACAAGATAAATCACCCTACGGAGTAGGAAAAGAAGCAAAATTCACAACGGCGATCAATGATATCATTGAGCTCTTAAAATCGACCGGCGGTGGAGCGGCGATAGACGAAGCGGTAGATAAAGCAAAATCATTAATAACCCCAAAAACACCCGACGAAATGTCCGATTTCGGACTCGGCGTTAGGAAGTTATTTGGAAATCAAACACCCGAACAAGCAGCAGAACAGCAAAGACGAGCAAATGAAAAAAGAGTCCGGGAACAAACCGGCATATACGGGAGGCAATAATGTCTAGACGCAGAACAAAAAGAGGCGGTTTCAGGAAATCACGGCGTAAGAGCCGCAAGATACCAAGCTACGGGAGCTCCCGTGGGGGAATTCGCCTTTAATTGGTTTTCTAGGTTATCCACATGAGGGGTCCTAAAAAACCCCGATTGTGGGTAACCGTTCCCTCCTAATTATCCCGTTTTGGTTCACCAACACTCACATACATAGCGTACTAGTACGTACTAGTACGCCACAGGTAGCGTATCATGCAGTGCATCAAACCAATCTACCTATCCATCACGTCAACTAACATGGGACATGTCAGATGCGGCAGGTGCATGGCCTGCCGCTTAACACTTGCGGCCGACTGGTCGGCCCGCATACTACACGAATTCCACGAATTCAATTACTCAGGGTGCTTCGTCACCCTCACATACAAAGACGAGGCGTTGCCAGGCAACGGAACACTCGTCAAAAAGGATCTTCAAAACTTCATCAAGCGACTCCGGAAGGATGTCGCTCCTCTCAAAATTAAATATTTCGCCTGCGGCGAATATGGGGAAGATCCGATATACTCCATGCGTCCTCACTATCATGCAATTATATTGGGCATTAGGCCCTATCAAAAACAGCTGATTGAAGACGCCTGGACACTCTACGGCGAAAGCCTCGGCCACGTTGTCGTAGGCAACGTGAGCCAACAATCAATAAACTACACGACTAAATACATAACGAAAAAATTAGGCGGACTTCTGGGCCAAGTAGAATACGGAACGAAGACGCCCCCATTTCAAATACAGTCTCAAGGTATGGGCCTCCAATGGGCCAGTGAAAACTACACGCACCTTGAAGAGACTGGAAAAATAACAATACAGGGACGTCCGTCAGGAATCCCAAAATATTACAAGAAAAAGTTGGACTTAAGTACAACACACTTGGAATCCTATATCGAGGAACAAAGAGAGGCAACTCTCAAAGAATACAAAGAGCGCAACATAGGCCCTCTAGATGAGGCCGACTACAGCAGAGCGAAGCGGCAGCAAATAGGCCGAAACTTAAGGGCCCGCGCTCAGCTGCAAAGCAGCAAACTCTAAATCCGAGATAACAATCCAAAATACAGGGTACCCGAATCGCGTAACCCCTGGTACCAGAGCAAGCCCATAAAGCTTGCTCTAAATCTCAAAAAGGGCGCGCCGGGGCAGGCGCGCCCAAGGGGGCTACGAACGTAAACGCCCGCTTCTTCTGCCTGGGCAGGTAGAAGACAGGGCAAGCCCCAGAAAAAAGACTAAAAATTAGTCAATAATGAACAAAGTGAATAATAAAATCCCCCCTGAAAAGGGGGGAAAAAGGGGGGTTGGCACATATTGCTACTTGATGCAATATGTACAGGTGACACCACACACTTGACAGTCACCAAAAATAATAATAAACTAGCAGCATGAAAACCAATCTATATTCAATTCGCGACACAGTAGCGGAGGACTTCGGTCCTATCTTTCAGGCTCCAAATCATGCGACGGCACGGCGCAACTACAACAATCTCCTTGTATCGGTGCCAGGCACCATCAAGGAAGACTACCAGCTCTTTCATATCGGATACTTCGATACATCCTTAGGGATTCTCGAGCAACGCGAGAAAAATGAGCTCGTAGACACAAAAGAGAGAAGCTACATAGCTGATCAATCAAAAGAGATGGATGAGAAACAATATCCATCAAATAACGGAGGGATGGTCGTTTGAAAAACTTTGAAAACGTCAAGAACCGACAACCAGGACGCTCAGTCTTTGACCTGAGCTACGAAAAAAAATTCAACTGCGACATGGGACAACTGATTCCAGTAATCTGTGACGAAGCAGTTCCAGGCGACCGCTGGACAATAGGAAACGAACTCGTAATCCGTCTTCAGCCACTCGTCGCCCCCGTCATGCACAACATCAACGCCATAATCCACTACTTCTTTGTCCCATACAGACTTCTCTGGGACAAATGGGAAGAGTTCATAACAGGTGGAGTAGACGGCCTTAATTCAGATACCTTACCCAGGTGGATACCGGATGCAGCAGGGTGTGCTAAATACTCCCTCTGGGACTATCTCGGCTTCCCGGTAGACATTGCGCCGGCAGGCCGTTATCCGATGGATTTTCCTCGGTCGGCATATGCAAAAATCTACAATGATTTTTACCGTGATGAGACACTTCAGGAGGAAAAACCCCTAATAAATCAATCAATCCTTCTCCGTTCCTGGCAAAAAGATTACTTCACTTCGGCCCTTCCCTGGCAGCAGAGAGGAATTGCGGTCGCACTCCCTGTTACAGGACAATCGACGGCCGTTTGGCAAGATTCCCAATTTTCAGCGGTATCAAGCTCTGGAGGACATTTACACGTAAGTCCGACCGCGGATACTCCGAA